TATTCCATTGTTCCATATCGGTCATGAATTAACTCCAACTCGTAAGGACTGAGATGTTGATATTGCAAGTGAGCAAATCACCTGAGACGGCACTAAGTACGGCCGGAGCCGAAACATCTGTGACGTTATAGGTGTATGAAGATGCAGCGAGCAAGTTAAATACTCGCACGATGTTATCTTCAATTCCATTGAGATTACCCTCGTTGTCGAGGAGTGGCACAAGAATCGTCAAAACGAAGGATGCCATTGGTGAAATAGTTGCATGCCATCCGTTAGATGGCGAAATATAAGGGTCCGCAGGACTGATCACTAAACTGTTGGCTATCGGCGTTGATGGTGGAAATGAAAATACCGACCACTTAGTGTTATCAACTAAAGCTGATGCGAGACCTGCGCGGAGTGTTGAGATGGCGGCCATTAGCCCACCATCGATCTCGGATCGAGATAAGGTGCAAGCAATCCACGAACGCGAGCCAGAAGGGTGTTTCCCATTCTGTAGGGTGAAGGCTGATAGCCATCAATAGTTACGCCGCCGCTTGATGGGGCTTGGCGAGACTGCCAGATGTCAATCGAGATCATAAGAGCAGCTTCTTGGATCGCTGGGACTGTTGCAGGATCTAAAGTCTCCGCGGCTGCTACTGTGCCGTAAGGGTTAACCTCATGATACGGGCGAACTGTGCCATTGTTAATCGTGTAAGTAATTGAATCTTCACCGACAGATAAAATTGTTTTTGAGCCGTTAAGGTGTGCCTCGTTGCCTGAGACTACTACAGTCTGACCGACGTAAAAGGTTTCGCGTACATCTTGATCAAAATAAAGAGTGCCTGTAGTGGCTGTTGAAGAATGAGCAATGTTAAAAGTTTTATTATTCCAAATGAAAGGGAGCAGGACGTTATCGGCAGCATCTACGACCTCAGTTAAAATTGAGTCCGCGTACAATGTGCCAATTCCAAGCGCCGTGCGTAGCTCGGCGATCGACGTGAGTGCCATGGTTTCCTTTCTAAAGACTGGCGGCGGAGAAGGGCACTCCGCCGCCAGCGACTTAGGGTCTAACTATGAGAGGTTAAATCTCCGGATACCAGCTCCCGCAGCCTTAGCATGAATTGCCAAGTAACCATACATGTTGATTTCGATCTCGCCAGATGTAAGAACATTGAGGCGAAGATTTGTGACAGGTGATTCCCAAACATAGACTGAGTTAGGAGCAACGAGGAATGCTGACTCGTCGATGATTCCTGAAGTCGCAATGTTGTGATCGACTACGAGGTCCGCACCTAGTACACGTCCAACGACAGAGTTGATTGATGCTGAACCCTGTGCGTTCATTGGTGACTCAGCTGTGAACAATGCGCGACCTGTTGTATCTGCGTATCCGAGGATAGCAGCCCATTGATCAGTCGATGCGACTAGCTTGTTAGCGTAGTCTCCACCTGTTGCCTTATAAGCTGCTGGGCCCTGTGTAGCGATGAAGCTCTGGAGTCCTGCTGCTGTTGCCGCTACGCCAGTTGCCTGAGTACCTGCAGATGTGAAGTATGCAATGAGTGCGTTATCTGTTGCCTTCTCGTAGCCTTTACGCATTTCGTCCATAAGCAATGTCTCGAAGGCCGGATTTGAAAAATCGAGGAGCTCAAAACTCACGCGGTTTAAAGTTGAATACTTGGCGGCGGTGACTGTGTCGTATGTTGAAGTCATGCCTGTCTCAGATGGTGCTGCACCTTCAGCTGTGACGGCCGTAGTTGGAGCGGTGCCCATCTTAGGAATGGTGAATGATAGTTGAGGAACTGCACCTGAGCGTGTTACTGCATCGAATGCAGGACGACCCGAGAATGTAGTTGTGTCGAACATGTTGAGGTGCGCAGGCAATGTAAGACCTGTGTTGGTTGAAGTTGAATCATCAGCTGCGCGAACTACGCGACGAGCTTCGTCATCGCCCATTGCAGCCTTGATCTGTGCTCCGAGATATTGTGCTGATGTGATTGGTGCTACACGATCCTGTGTATAGGCGCGTGCTGAAATTGTAGGGCGAACAGCTTCTACAGCCGCAGCCTCTACTGGTGTTGCTTCGACTGTTGTGTCTTCCACGACTGTCTCGCTTTCTGTAGGTAGGGTTTCTTCTACGGCTTCGGCTGGCGCTTCTTCCGCTGCAATCTCCAACACCTGAGCAGACTTGAATGCTGGCTCAGTTACTAGAGAAACTTCTTTTAATTTAGCCGCTGTTACTACTGTGTGACCGCTGCGGCTTGGCTTTGATGCGATGATCTCTGCACCGATTGACAGCCCTGAAACCAATCCCTCGGATGCCATGATGAGGGCGTCTGCACCGCCTTGGCTACGGCTGAGTTTAAAGGTTGCATAGATGCCATCTGCGCGAGTTTCTGCGCTGATCATGCGACCGACTGGCTTCTTCATGTCATGCTGGCTCAGTAGTTTGATCTTTGTAGGGTCTGCGATCTCAATAGACCCAGCCTCGAAACTGTAAGCGCCGAGGTTAGTATTACCGATCTCACCTGTACCAAGTGGCACTATCTTGCCTGAGATTTCGCGGCGTTCTTCGCTGCACTCGATAGACGATGCTTCGATGTATAGAGTTTCCATTAACTTAGTCCTTCGCTGCCGTTAGGTGTTAGGTCTGTCATTTCCATTGCCTGCTCTGTAGTGATAAGTCCTAGAGTTAGCATCTTCTCAATTACTGCTAGTTCTGTCATCGGATCATTCTTTAAGAATGTGTCATAGACGGCGAAACGCACCTCGTGTCCGGAAGTTGAGATGTCATCCATGCTAAGGCGAGTCTGTACTGCCTGAACATACGGCTCGATTGATAAAGCGAAGAATTGCTTGCGCTCATCCTGAATGTTGGAGTACGTCATAGACGTGTTGGCTTCACTACTCAAAAGGTAAGCTGGGACGTTGCAGAGTCTGGCGATCTGAGTCGAAAGTGATTGTATGGCGTCCGTATATTGCATGTCTTTAGGTGAGAAAGCAACTGCTTCATAAGACAAAGTGGAAGTGAGGTAGGCCGTCGAATTGTTTTGGCGGCTACGTTTCCAAGCTGCAAGTAATCCCTGAACTTCTGCAGGTGGGAGATCGGCTCCAGTATTTTTCAAATATCCTGCCGCTTGAGGTTGTGCAGAATTAACTGCGGCTGCTCTTTCGACATCGATGGCGGCCTGAATGGTGCGAGATCCGCGCTCTAGAATGCCTTCATCAAATCCTTGAATGGTGACAATATCGTTCATGTTGATCGGAGTTGAATCGACGTAATACTGCTCGATCATAATTCCCAGAACGTCAGTTGTGAAAGTTACGCGGTTATTAGCAATCCACTCGAACGATGCAGGGCGTCCGTCTTCTGCATAACGTTCTTCGACGAGAAGATAAGCGACTCCGTACATCATAAGGGAGTCAATGATCCAAGTAAGAGTTACAAATGAAGGCTGAGACTTTGAAAGTTGAGTGATCCAACGAGGCGGTGAGATAACTTCACCTGTGCGCTTGTTGTAATACTCTAGAGGGATGCTGGCTACTGTGCCACAGATAAGATTACGGGCGCGAGCAACAGATGGGACTGACATCGCTTCTTTGCGCGAGATTCGCGGCATGATCGCAGAATTAAGAGAGAAGATACTTTCTCCCATAACCTGCGGAGCGTATTGAGCTTCTAGCTTCTTAGACTTACGATCGAAGATACCCATAGAGGGCAATTATACACTACTCGGTGTAAATAGCTGCGATCTGTTGAGGTTTCATTAGCATCGAAACTACCATAGCCAAAGAGATCGGCGCGGAGACATCGCCTGCACTCTTACGTTTAACGATGCGCCAAGATGAATCGTTAGTCTTAGCCGCGCAGTTGTTCATCTGTTTGATCAATTCTTCTTGCCCGTTATGGACTACTCGACTGTTTACCAGACCATCGAGGAGATCAGAGCAAGCCTGATAGAACTGCTGCCCCGACACGTCTTGCGTTATTTGTCCAGCATTGGCAAGGCGTTCGCTAATTGATTGCGTCGTGTACTTGTCGAAGCAGATCATCTTAGGCCGATATTGATCAGCCCATCCTTTGATTTCAGCTGCGATCTTGAGATCATCTACCGAGACCTGCGACTCCCACGTCTGCAAGATTCCCACTCCGATTCTTCCGTCACCCATAATTTGACCAGCAACGAGGCTCGCGTTTCTGCGAGATGGAGATACATCGAAGCCAAAAATTGTATAGCCGCCGATCGGAATCTGGAGCGAGGCATCGCTGGTCGCCTCAAGTACGCCATGAGGCCATGGACTCTGGAGAGAATCAATCCATTGACATAGAAGCTCAGTTCTAGTGTCTTCAATTTTATTAGTTGCAACAGCTTCTTCAAGGGACTCCTCTGTAATCGTATATCCAAGTGCAGGGTTGGCGAATGCCCACCCGTTGCGGTCTGTGATCTTGCAATACTGCGGCGCTGAATACTCATAAAATCCAAATGACTTAGGCGGTGCAGAAAGCGCCCTCTCTCGAAGATTATTAAGGGTTTCGGAGAAGGCATCTCCAGCATTTGACGAGAGAAAGGTCTGAGAATTAGGACGGGCGCGAGTGGTTGGAATTGCCGCGGTGTAGCCGTCTTTACTGATCTCTCGAACTTCATCAATCCAGAGAAAGTCAGCGGTGCGTCCACGAGATGAGTCACGAGTATCAGATACGAGATCAAGGGTTGCCCCGTTCAGCAGCTCGATGCGTTCGCCGCCGTTGGCGTAACGGATGGCTTTAGTTCCGGCCTTTAAGTGAGGTGCATTCTCGATAATCCATGCGATTTCTCGGAAGGTCATCAAGGCAGTTGCTCGGTTGGACGACATGATCAGGTGCTTCATCTCGCCGCCGAAGAACAGTCCCCAGATGACACGCATGCGTCCTAGATGGGACTTGCCGTTCTGGCGTGCTACTAATAGCAGGGATGTCTTGCGAATGTAGTTGCCTTTAGCGTCAATCCGCATCATGTCATCGAGGACCCACTTCTGCCAAGGCATAAGAGGCATGCCTAACTCCTCGGCCATCTTGGCAACCTCATCGGCTCGGGTTTTGCCCTTGAGAAGTGGACTGTGAAGCCTTGCTTTGATTGCCCCTCGTAGCGGCTGTTTACGAGCCCCCATTACTCGGGACTGTCTGTGACTGGTCGGGCTGTAAAGGGTGAGTCCGGCATCGTTCTGGACTGCGTCGGGTATATATTGCCAGAAAAGACAGGGGGGGTGGCCTGTCGTGCTAAAAAAACGCCCTCAGACCTGCTGCCCTTACTGCTATTGCACCTAGTACAACATGACACAAGGTTATCGTAAGCGATTGGATCACCGCCTTGGATGATTGGAATCACATGATCCACAGTTGTAGCAGGCATCTGACAATAGAAGCAAGTCCATTGATCACGAGCCAACACCTCAAGCCTTCGAGCCTTGTAAGCTCTAGTCCCTCGAGGATCACCTCTCTTAGTACTCATTGCCATCCTTTAGTCTTTAGATGATGCAATGCACCACAATAGTTAGGCTCATCATACTCAGTAACATCATACCTATGTGATACATAATGCCAATACATCCAGAACTGCTTGATAGGTGTTGATCTTTTAAGGCTCTCAGTCTTCATCTGATATAGCCCATATACACGCTTAGTACCATTGAGGTTACCTACTGCTTTATAGTCCCATCTAGATTCTCTATAGACTATCTCGTCATGACATGCTAATTGCTTATCAGTTAATTGGTAATTGGCTAATTGTTTAAGCTGTTGAATTGCTTGGTTGTTCGCCTCTGCATCTAAGGGCATTGCTATAGATAGAGATATCCCAATAGCGAGTGCTACCACGCGGGCTGTCCCTTTCGGGCCCGCGTTGAGCCCTTGATGGGCTCTAGCCACAGAGCGTACCATGCGTGTCAAGGTCATTTGTATAAGTCCTGTTCAGAAGGCGTGTCGGTTATCTGTTATCGGTAGAATAGAATCCTGTGCCCTTAAACGAGACTCCTATCGAGCTATAGACCTTGCTCATCGATGAATGACAGAATGGGCATTCCAGATCATGAGGTTCATGGATTGACATCCACTTCTCTATCCTTGCATTACTCTCGCAATGCTCGTTATCGCATTCGAACTCATAGGTTGGCATTCGGCTCACACATTCTGCAGACTTCTGTGAAGCTCCATGCTCCGCATTGATTGCATCTCATTGGCTCAAGTTTACCAAGATCATCGGTGAAATCCCCGTAACCTGCTCTTAGCAATAGATCGACCAGATCACCAAGCCGCATGAAGGCCAAATAATCCTGCGGATTACCTTCTCCTTGGCCATTAAGACGACATGTAACAATAGGCAACCCACCAGATTTAGTTGCCCTCTTTGTGACCTGATCGATCCACGCCTTTGGCTGGAACGCCGATCTAGCCTTAACTTCCATGTCGAACGGGACATGTGTTATATCTTTTCCAGCCCCTCTACCGATATCTGCATGCGGCCACCATTCCGACAGGTAACGCGCTACGACTCTCTCGGTAGAGAATCCCCGGTACTTACGGCTTTGTGAGGCCATTGACAGCGTTACACTTAGCGCATGACCAGCTCTTACTCTTAAGGTTTACCTTTATATCTTTGTAAGGTATCGCCTCATTACATAAGCAACATCTAGTCGTGAATGTGAACTCCTCAAGGATTGCAATAACTTCTTTAGATCGATGAATCTCATCCTCTGTAGGGAATGACTCCCACTCGCCATCTTGGTTCATAAACTGTAAGCGTCCCACTAGACTCTCGCCTTCTGTCGTTGCCATGATCCATCTGGAGCAATCTCGTACCAGATAACATCATTCGGTGATTCGCATCGACCACCAATCTCACCTGTTACTGCTGCCTTGCACTTCATGTGACCCCATGGCTTGCCTGCCTTAGTTGTGCCAGTTTTCCACATCATTTCGCCATGCTTGCAATGTGGGATGTCCTTCTCGGTCTGGCCGCCAATTATCTCTTTCACCATCGATACAGCTTCCCCCATTGTGGGCGGCATAGTCGCTGGCTTGATAGTCCATGGATCGTCCTCCTTTATTACTGGGATGTATTCGCCCGATGTCTGTAGCATCTTGGCCTTTGTCTCATCGATGATTGCTTCAGTCTTTTTTACTGTTGCCACTTTGTTCATCTCTTCTCTAGATGCTCGTTTACCTTTAGTGGCATATCCAGCGTTAGCCAACGCACGACCAATAGCAGAAGTCTCGCAATTCTCAAGCGCAGAAGTAGCGTTAACCCCTCGACCCTGAATCGTCTCCTCTGCAAGCCCTGTTGTCCATGGCCGCGCATCAGCTTCTGTTCTGTATATCGAAGCCTCGACAATGAATCTGCCAGAAGAGTGTTCCAAGAGCTTTGTATGTATCTGGCCATCTTCATGATCCTTCCAGAACTTAATAAGTCTTTCTTCTACTGTCTCGTAATCTTCTAGGTTAAACATATTGCTCGTCCTTTTCTGTTATGAGTTCACACGCTAGGGCAAGGTAA